CAGAATTTCAGAATTTAAAGTATGAAGTATTTGAAGTTCAGGAAGATAGCTTCGAAATGTATGGTGTATACCATCTTCTTTGTAGTGCTAAATTGCTAAGAGACTCTGAGGATATCCATAGACAGATAGTGCCAACTTCAGATCCTATTGATTCCAAGGATGAGGGTGTAGACACTAATGACTAATACTGTAAACAATAAAGTTTTGCAAGAGATATTAGAGAAGTCTAGTGCCTCAACTGGAATGTATGTCCAGAAGGTTTACAAGGATACTCTTAGAAATCTAATTAATATTTTTAGTAATGTTTATTACCTAGACAGAAATAATAACTCTGTTAAAGTTAAGTGCTTTCACGCCAATCAGGAAAGGGCGATAGCTAGGTCTAACTTTGGTGATAACGTAACTCTGCCAGTAATCACAATATCTGAAGAATCCACCTCTAACAATGATGAGAGGCGAAGATACACTCCTATACTAATTCACGAAAAATACTGGCACAAGCGGAAGAATAAAGCTTTAAGATCACTGTCGATGGCTCCTAGGCCAATTGATATAAAGTATACAATCAATATTTGGTCGAAGTATAAGGAAGATTTGGATCAGATAAGAGAATTTATATTCTCCCTGTTTAATCCAGATTTGGAGATAAGAACTAAGAATAGCATAATAACTAAGGCATTTTTAGATAACGAATCTCCGACAGAGCAAGCTCAAGCGGATGATCAGCAGGACAGAATTTTAAAGAAATCTATAACCATAACGGTAGAGACTTATGTCGAAAATCCAAAGTTTTTATACACCTCTACGGGCAAGATAGAGAGATTAAACTTTGAGCTAGAAATAACAGATACCGATATAAGTGAAACAGCCACAGCCGAATCAGCCACTACGACTAAGGTCATTCACGCAGACGAGTGTTTATGTTCTCAGTGTGTCTTACCAATAGAGACTATCTTTGGAACAGAATTTAACTTACCAGTCAACTGTGACCCCTTATCTAACTTATAAATAAAATTTTATTAAAAAATTTTAATTTAAATTTGGTCGTATAAAGGGTAAATACTAATAGAGAATTTTTATGCCTAAAGAAATAGTAACCACTGGAGCTACCCTTAAGACCCCTGGGGAAGCAACTAAAGTGATAAAGAACTACTCCCTACAGGGGATTACCATTATATTAAAGAACGGGGCAGATTTTGAGAATGTTTGGTTAGTTCCAAAACAATCAATAAGAGTCCTTGAGAGTAAAATAACTCAACAGGTCAGAAATCTTCATAAAAGAAGATTAATAACAATAGGAAATTAAGGATATTTAAATGGCAGGCATCCCTACTAGTCCAGCAGTCGTTTTTCTTGAAAAGGATAATTCAGCCTATCCACCAAACATCAACTCATCAATAGTTGGTTTAGTTGGGTATGCGTCGAAGGGTCCAACAAATGAAGCTACCCTGATAACCAGTCAGGAGAACCTTCTCAGAGTATTCGGAAAGCCAAGAGAGTCACTGGTGGGCCAAGGTCTTGAGGGTGCTTTAGAGATTCTTGAGACTACCAACCAAATACGATACATCCGAGCTACTCCTTCTGACGGGCTTGAAGCCTCAGCCAATATCCAGTATGGAGCTTGCCCTGCTGTCGCCTTAGCAAATAAAGCTTTTGGTGTCACAAGCAGCGTTTATCTGACAGTGACTCTAACTGACTGCGACGGCACTACGGTATTAGACTCTAAGGGTATTGACGTTGTAAGCTCAACAGACAACGCAGCCTTATCGCAGGCTTCCGCTGTTGCCAGAACCGTGGGAGATGGAACTTCTCAATCAGACCATGTCTTCATTGCCTTTGATGACAATGCTACTGCGTCAGGCTACCTAGTTGCTGCTTATGGTGGTAATGATGTGGTTATGACAGTTAAGTCATACCATGACTCCGCCAGAACATTAGGAACTTCTGCTTTGGCGCAAGTCAATACTTCAGCAGGAACTACAACTGGTCTATTGGCGTCATCAATAACAGTATCGGGTCTTGATATCCATACATCATCACTGTCTTACTTTGTAAGATCGCTCTACGACGGTGATGGATATAACTTAAGCTCAGATATTTCAACTGGTGAAGCTTTAGGTGTCAGCGTAGAAGTTGCCACTGCGGGTGGATTAGCCTCATTCTTAACTGTAAATAATGAGGGGATAGCAGCGGAAACATATAAAGTTTCTCTACTCAACAACAATACATTCATTGAGAATGTAATAAATGTTGGAGTTGATAACGCAGTTTCTGATTACATAAAGGCAGAGCTTTATGCTAGTGGAGCTTCTTTAGAAGGAACCACGCCTTTGGCTGATTCTGTTACACAAATAAAGAATCTCGGAACAATAACTGATATCACTGTAGAGACAAACATTACAGGTGCTAACCCACTATTCGTTAAGCTTATTGATAAGACAACCGGATTGGCGGGTGGATCTGTTGGAACTCTGACAACCTCAGGAGTTATAGGAAGCCAGACATCAAAGACGGGTATCTATGCTCTTGATGATGATCTTCTGAATATATCAATCGCTGCCGTCCCAGGCATCACGGATCAAAGAGTTCAAAATGCTTTGATCACGTTAGCTGAGACTTCCCAGAACTTCTTAGCCGTTGTCGCTCCTCCACAAGGATTAGACACTGTTCAAGAAGCCATAGATTGGATGAACGGTAAGGGTGATGGAAGAACCGCTGCTATCAATAGCTCATGGGGTTCTGTATTCTGGCCCTGGGTGCAGGTATTTGATGTGTTCTCAGCAAAGGATCGTTGGTATGACCCAGCCATCTTTGCTATACGCCAAATGGCCTTTACGGATAACGTGGCTGAGACATGGTTTGCTCCTGCTGGATTCCGTAGAGGCAGACTAACAAAGCCAACGTCCGTGGAGCTTGGCCTCAACCAAGGCGACAGAGACGCTCTCTACGTAACCAACATCAACCCAATAGTTAACTTTGCCCCAGAAGGTATAACAATCTTTGGGCAAAAGACTGCTCAAAGAGCAACTACTTCACTGGATAGAATTAACGTAAGAAGATTGATGATCTTCCTAAGAAAAGTTCTGTTGCAGACTGGAAGACAAGATCTCTTTGAACCAAATGATGCGTTTACTTGGGACTTGATTAAGGATAAGTCAGAAGCCCTGCTATCCGATATTCAAGCCAGAAGAGGCATCACAGACTTCAGAGTAATTTGCGATGAAACCGTGAATACTCCGGTTAGAGTTGATAGAAATGAGCTTTGGTGCAAGATATTACTAAAGCCAACCAAGACTGCGGAATGGATCATCTTTGAGGTGAACCTGACCAATCAATCAGCTAAATTTAGCGGGTAATAATAATGGTAAACAGTTTTTATAAGAATGATTATCGCCCCTTTAAGAAAGGGGAGTCTCTACCAAAAATCTCAACTATACTTGATTCAGTAAGATCATATCAATTTGAGATTCAGTTCTTTGGTCTACCCACAGGACTTCAGGGTCAGCAGCAAGACTTAACATTAGCTGCTAAGAGAGTTGGAGCTATCAGCTACGGAGTAGAGCCTATTTCAGTAAGAAGAGTTAACGATCTCGTCTACTACCCAGGGGCTCCTACCTTTGATTCTGTTAGCATAGATTTTGACAATCTATACCTCAGGAAGACATCTCAAACGCTCTGGGAATGGTTCAAGACCACCTACGATCCAATCACGGGTGATATGACGAAGCTGTCCGCCCCAGGTGGTCCAGGCAACCGCACGTTCAAGGCTAACAAGATGAGAATCATTGAACTAGATAATACCAGAACCCCTCATGCTGCCATTGAGCTTTACGGCGTATTCCCGCTATCAGTAAGATTCGCTGAGAAGAATTATAATTCAAACGAATTCTCCACTGTGGAAGTAGACTTTAGATTCGACTTTATGGATTACTTTAATTATCGCTGATATACTTAAAGTAAATTTTTGATCTCTATCAATAGCCTACCTATTTAAGGTAGGCTATTTTTCTATAATAAGTTATGAAGTATTTCACTCAACTAATAAAATCTTACTCAAGATTGCATGAGGCTGAACAGCAATTAGACCCTGCGGCACAACAAACAGCATTAAATTATTACACCCAAGCAAACTCCAGTATGATTCCTCTCGGAGGTGGAAACGCTCCTGGGATACCAGTTAAAGAATTAAATGGATTAATCTATAAAAATAGAGAAGGTAAAGTAATATTTAATGGATTTCCAGGATCTAGGCCAGCTAGAGAAATAAACCCACAAGGGGCTGACCAATCAAGAGAAAACTTTAATGAGTTTGTTAGCATGCTCGCTGCTGGGACTGGAGGTGCTCCTGCCGCTACGGATGAGACGCCAGCACCAGGGGTGGCTGACCCAGCAGAAGCTATCCCAGGTAGTGAACCGGAGATAATTAGTAGCAGAAGGCTTGAGAAATTATTAGAAAAGATATGTGGTGATAAAAAAGCTAGCAGAGAAAGTAAATCTCGATGCAACTACCTAAGATTGAACTTAAAAAAGTTAACAAACAGCAGAAGCGATTCTATTTTCTCAACAATTAAGAAAGCTACTTCAATAATAGTTTCATGTTTATCATCAGGTCTTTCACAATGCAAGAAAGAATCTGATAAGCAATCTCAGATTCACAAGGATGCTGCATATAAAACATTGAAGGAAGTTTCTAATCTATTGATGGATGTAATAGAAAAAAAGGATGGGGTTCTAACTGTAGAGGATGTAGCTTTATTGAACTCTAGAATTAACATGCAAGGAAATCAAATTGCCATCATAGACCGAGAAGGAAATGGCATGATGATCACGCAATATCCAGATAGATCGCAAATGATCTCATCTTTGTTGGGTGCTTTGATATCCCAAGTTAAGGATGAGAATGGAGAGTCTTTTGAGTTCAAATCTGATCTAGTGAAATTTCTCAGCGAAAAGGGTGTCGGCCCAGGCGGGGCACCAGCAAGAGGATTCCTATTTGAACAACTAGTTGCTGCATCTAATGATTATGTCTCATGCCAAAGTGAGCAAGATCAAGAAGCCAAAAGATCTTGCATTAAATCTGTAAATCAAAGATTTTTAAGTTATGTCAACGGAAAAGACAATCTTAATGAAGCTTTGATGTCCTTAGCTAAATCTTTAATGAAAGATGGAGAAGTTGCAACAGCGGTGGATGACGATATATCAAATGAGTTCTTAAAAGATATAGTAATCCCTGCTCTGCTTGCGAATGGTGGAACAGAAGAAATTAAAGCACAGCTATCTTTAGCTGGCAGAGTGATGGGTGCTCTATCTTCCATGGGAGCATTAATTAGAAAACCTTTTAAAACTGACACCGATCTTGCAAAAAATGTAGGCGAAGGCAGAAGAGCAGATAACATGGAAATATATAAAACCGAAGAAGAAGCCAGACAAGCCTTAGCTAGACAAAATCTTCCTAATGATATAATGAAGGAAATTGATATAGTAAAAGTAAAAGGTGGATATGGTATAGGTAACGGATTGAAGTGGACTAGTTCTGGAGATGATGTCAAGGCTGGAGAGGTATCCCCTAAAAACATTTTAAAAGCCATAAAAGGTAAAGTGACTGACAGCGTAAAGTCCTGGCACAAAGCTATGCAGAAGTATATGGGAGTCACAGATGCGCAAAGAAAAGCATTTGGTGATAGAGTAGAAAAGAGTGAAAAACTAAATCAAAAATTATTATCAATTAAAGATAATGTAAAAACAAAAGGTGCAAACAAAGATAAGATAACTGTAAATCAAAGAGAAGAAGCTGTTAAAATGATTAAAGATCAAGTATTAGAAATCACAGGAATGGATCCAAATGATCCATTGGTTAGGCACGTTATAGCAGAATTTAGAAAGGGTGCTCTTGATCAAGACAATGATTGGGAAGGAACCTGCAAACTATTGACCAATGCTTTGTCAAAAGCTTCCCTTAGGAAAAGACTAAATTCCTCTGACCCCAAAGAAGTAGAATCTGCTTTTGATGAGATGACTTGTATGTCAGCCTATGCTGCGGTAGCTAGCGACAATACATTACTATCAGTTGCTAACGGAAGAACTGGTAATCTCCACACAACAGTGCATAATGTTCAAATGAGGAAAGCAGCGGAGAGACTTAATAATTTTAAGAAAGCTATATTAAAAGGAACACCGGAAGAGAAGGAAGCAGCTTTAAAAGAAATATCAATCAATGAAAAATCAATAACTTTTGGAAAAGATTATAAATTAGACGCTACCGGATACAGTGCAAGCTTTCACATTAATAAAAAATTATTTAATGATCCTGAGACTTGTTCAACTAATTCAATACGTGGAATGGAAGTGCCTGAGAAGCAACCAGAGAATGCATCAACAGTTATAGACAGAGATCAACTGATGAAATTCTTGGTGGAGCAGAAGACTACGCTGGACAGGATGATTAACATCATAGCCAGAGATGGTCTGAATTAAACTTTCTTGTGTAAGAAAGTATATCTTCAAGTCTGCATACGATGTAGGTCTTACCTTGAGTTTTGAGTTGAAGGTAATCTAAACTTAAAGCTTTGTCTGCTAAAGTTAAATTATTATCTTTACTGAACAAGCATAAAATATCTTTCCGATCTTGCTGAAACACGATTAAAAATTGTTTCTGGATTTTGCTTGCATCTCGGTCAGCCTGGAAGATAAAATTCTGAAGTTCAGATTTCAGATTAAATATTGATCCAAGATTTTCTTTATTATAACCTTTCTTACATTCTATAATAAACCTAAAGTTCTTAGGTGTTATTAGATCTCCACTAAACTTTAGATGATCAGGTAACTTATGAGTCGTAGAGAATGCACCAGAACCTGGAGATCTCATAAACTCAGTAGTATTAAAATGAGTATTAAGGATATGGCTAACTTTACGCTCAAATGAATTACCTTTTGTTCTACTATTCTTACGCTTCTTTTTGTTGGCGATTAATGAAGTGAGATCAAAATCATCTTGAATTTTTTTTGTCATGCCCTATTATAGGGAGTGTCAAAGATTAAACTAAATGTTTCCGATTGGAAAATATCTACAACCGAAAGATCGAGAGGACGTATGAAAGTAACTATTAAATTGAATAAGGATGAAGCTGAAGGCTTCAAAAATTGGTCTACCCATGTTAAGCCTGATGAGCTTTCACAAGAAGATTTCGTCAAGCAAGTATTTTTTAACGGCATCGAATACTTGAATCTCAAGTTGCAAGATGTTGCTAAGAAGATTATGGAGGATGCCAACCTCCGTCAACAGCTTGAGGCTTCGGGTATTAATGTTCAATCCATAGAAGAGAAGATGAAGCAGCAATGAGTTTCCCTCGTAGCGTAAAGTCTCACGACAAGTTTAAGTATCTGATGGACTGCATCGGACGGATTGAAAATGGCGATCCTGCGTTGCCTAAGTTCATCCGAGTGCTGTTCTATACTCCTTGGGATAAGGCTGCGAAGAAGATTAAGGGCTACGATTGCCGCATTAATCTCTTCGATGTCCCAGAGGCTTTCCATGAGATGGTCGATTGGGTAGGCGAAGGTAACTTCAAGCAGAAGCACCTTAACTATGTTCCGACCCTAGTAACTTTTAGATATGGTGGCGATGAGAACTCACCGCTTCAAGTAGAAGTTAACGACAACCCGACTGCGATTCAATACGAGCTTGGATCCAGAGGGTGAACATTAATTCCAAACTTAAATTCAAAGTAAGACTCTAACTTCAACCTGTGCCGCTTAATTTTAGTGGCAACTAGCTTTAAGTTATTAACTATTACTGTGGTGAAGTAATTGAAAGCCGACCCATTTTTCGGGTTGAAGTTTCTCAGAGTCCGTAGTATAAGGAGGAAGCAATCTTGTTTTGCATCCTCCTTGTCTACTTTAAAGTGGAATGCGTCTATGATGTTTGAGATGAGGGCATCGAAACTCTGCATGAGTTCCTCGTCTTGCGAAAAATCCCCCGAACAGTGAAGCT